TGATCTTGTGACAGATTGCTTGCATCTTTCAATTCGAGCACTTGCTCTGGTGTTACGTCGTATATATGCCTAATTCCTCCGCCTCCGCTCGCGCCGCCAGAAAGTATAATTGGTCTTATCCCTGCCTTGGATAATCGGGTCTTGGCGGTCGAGCCTGAGCACCGCATCAGATCCGTGATCTGTTTCATTGTCATCATGATTTCTAAAACCCGATCGGTACATTCGTGTGATTAAATTTTTTAATTTGCATCACCTTTTGATTAATTATTCATCGCCGTAATAGTGATCGTTATTCCGCCGGGCGTTTCCAAGCGCAAACTGAAATGTTCAGGAAGTTTCAGAGCTTCACCCACTTTGATCTCCAACGGATTGCCGATTTCGGGTTCTGTTTTTTCGGTCTGCTGTTTATCTGACCGTTTTGTTTCTCTGACAGCAGATGGCAACGTTTTTTCACGCGGTTCCTCACCCGTTTCAACGACTTGCTCAGGTACATGTTTAGTTTCAACGACAGGTTCTATTCCGGCTACAATAGTTTCGTATCCTTCAAGAGAATTTTCAGGAAGCGTATATGAAAACCTGATGCCATCTACTTTTCTACGCGCCAGCAATCCTTTTCTGTAAAGTATCGAAATGGCTTGTGATGCATCATTTGAACTTTCTACGGCCTCAATATCGTTAAAAACTTCCGCCGTCATGAACGGTTCATTACGTTCTTTTGCCCATCCCAAAATTAATTCTGCCAGTTCTGTTGTTGTCATCATTTATCCTTTATGACATTCTGAATTGCCTTGTGCAAACTATTGAAGAGTTTATCAACAGCTTCCAGCTTTTTAATCTTTAAATTACATTCGTCCTTAGTTAAGTGAACCTCGTTTCCCTTTACTTGTTTCCAATAACTTCTTTGTAGGTTGTAAATTTCAGGACATTGCTCATCATGAAATAACCTGTAATATTCTTCCTTACTGATTTCTTCCAACACTATCCTGAGCGGCTGGATTTTTTCAACAGTAATAGACGCAAACACCTGGGCAGTACCATTGCTATTTGTCCCTTTTATGCTGCTGGTTACATGCGCTTCAATAACTTTGTAGCCCTCAGGTAATCCCGCAACTTTAATCGTGTGCTCTGTCATTTTGATATCACCTTAAATTCAATAACCCAACAGAATGGATTCAAATCCCACGATCCTTGGCCATTTATTGATTCCCACAGCATCTTGTATGCTGAAACTGGCGAGACATTCCAATCACACCAATCCCATCCTGTGTCGTCGTTACCTGGGTATCCATCCCTATCAGGTATGCCATACTTTATTGTTTTCCCATCCTTCGTGATTGCCTTTAATCCCTCCGCAATCGCATCTTCCTCGCTAATATCATGCAGCCGCTCAACCCGCACATTTGTCACCTCAAGAAGGATTCTTGATGCCCATCGCGGCATGTGGATAGACGGCTTCCAGCCAACCAATTCAGACCCATCCCATGTCGCCCGGTAAATGCAGTTCTCCGGCCTGCGGAACTTCATCGGTATGTCGCTGAGCGGCGAGCCTTTGCACCCCATATATTGTGTATAGGCCCACGTCCCATCATCAGCCGGGTCGGGCATATAAGATTCCCGCACCCACAGGCGGTCACCGGGCTGGCCGTATGGGCATCTTGCAACAACGAGATCATAAATTAATGAGCCTTCACCAATTCCCCACGAAGCGCACCCATCTCTTTTTTTGTCTGTAGATCCAATTATCCAGCCTTGGAATTTATGAATGTCAGAAATTTGTTTCTTAACAATTCTCCGTGTCTGACTTTTCCTGCCATCCAAAATTGCTCTAACCATGGGTGAACTAAATATTATTGGTCGTTCTTTCATGATTTATCCTTCGCATACTTTCCCCAACCGTTCCGGCGATCAAAGAATCTGCAAGCGCCACATTTTTTATCACTCATGACTTTGTTCGCAGTGTTTGCATTTATAGATAATAATATCTGCATATAGTAATTTCGTTACATACTCATGCAATCCAAACCAGCACAGTAATTTATTTAGCATGGTTATTCCAACCAACAAGTTTTGAGAATACTGGCGTACCATGATCGTCGTAAACAGAATGGCAACCGACAGGATTTTTCATAACCTTGCAATTTATCTGATCACCGTCATAAGTTATCCCAACGAACTCAAACCCTTCAACATTAGGTAAATCTATTAGATGTTTCATCATCCCACCTCACTAAACGAAAACAATTTATTCAATACTCAACCGGTAATGGGTTTCCGCTTTCCATCATTGGAGGAATAATTTCATTCGTTAACTCAACTCTAGCACTTGTCTTGAATCCAGCTGTGCCACAATCATTATGCTGAAAGAAGATATTTTTCACGGTAGTTTTGACCACTTTAAGTCCTGATTTAGACGATACATAAGCAACTAATAATTCTGTTAATTCCTCTTGAGATATAAGAACTGATACTTTCTCTTGATGGATAAATAATTTTTTATAGCTTATGGTCAATCCTTTATTTCAGTAAACGAAAACAATGCTTTTGCGTGGGCTATCTGTGCGTTCATTCTTTACCTAAGCCTTGAGTCGGAAAGTGCCGTTCTGTAAATTCACCAATTTCAGATTCGTTCTTTAGCAGATCGCTCTTCAATTTCTCAACGTTCTGTTTTTTAGCATCGAGAATTTTTCTGTAATATTCGTTCCTATGTTCGTCAGTCAAAGCAGTAATACAATATTGTTTTTCAGCCTTTATCATTCGTTCGTCAACGCCATTTTTAGGAATCTTTTCCTGTATGGTTTTTATTAAAACCTCATTAGCCTCTTCCAAAGAGGTGCATGGAACAATGGCTTCATATGTGCCAGATCCATCACGATAGTAATTTAATCTCCAGTCAAGATTACCTTCGCTAGATCCGAATAATGAAATAAGCCTTAAATCTTCTCGGTAATTATGATCACCTGCTAGTAGGGGCTTGAAAGGTAATATTGCGTAATCCCAGCCAGTTTTAACAACGTGAGTTATCTCGTCATTAAGGAACTTGTAGAGGGTGTCAAGCGCTTCCACTTTTATGTTTTTGCGCCAATGCAATTTCTCTTTAATAAATGCGGATGCTTCTTTTTGAGCGGCGTTGTATTGACGATTAAGATGCTCAGTTTCTCGCTCAATCTGTGCTTTTCTGTTTTCATAACGCTTCTCAAGATCGGCTAAATTCTTTTCCTTCCACGAAACGGCAGGCGCGTCATGCAGAGACTTAACAACAAAATTCTCTCCGCTAGGTATTTCTGCTCCATCTTGCGTTACGAAAATTTCCTGAACAATTGATTCTTGTGCGTTCAGTTTCCCAAGCACCGATACTTTTTTTCCGTCTGATGTGTATTTGATATTCATATCAAGCCGCCTCTGCTTCTGTTTTTAGATCCTGATCTGCTATAACACCATCTTCCAGCCAGTAAGCCTTCATCACATCAGCAGGCAAACCAGAAGGCGATTTTTTGAGCGTTCCAAACAGCAACACGGTTTCTATTTCACCGGCATCCGCCACACTGAATAACCAGTTCAAGTACGCCGAACGGCTTGGTATATCTAATAAATCCCACTCGTCGACCATCAAGAATTTGATTCCAGAAACATAGCTGATAGCCTCGGCAATTATGGAATCGATTAAAAGTTTGGTGGCTTTTGATGATAGAGCGTACAAATTGCCATCCTCAAAAATAGTCATATCCTCGCTGATAAGCACATTAGCTGGCAGCGCTGGATTAACTTCTCGCAACGTTTTAACACTCGCAGCAATCCGCGCGTTGATTGGGTCGAGTGCCGCTGACAACATCTCACTCGGAACGCCTTCGGGTGAAAGCGATGTGGCTATCAAATCCCAGGCTTGCACATCAGCATGGTATCCAGCCGCTTTTTTGGTTTTCTCGTCAGCTTCAGCAGCGAGCCGTATATTCTTGTTCAGAAGATCAAATGATTCCTGCGCTTGCTTGCGTCTGGTTCGTATCGATTCGATCTTGGCTTTAAGCTGAGAAATACGTTCTTCGCTGATTACTTCTTTTGATTCCTTCTCAAGCTCAACCAGCTTATCCTTCGCATACTTTGCCGCAGCCAGATCACGCTCCCCGTTTGACACTGCATTCTTGAGCATTGTTAGAGTTCTTTCTAGCTCAGGAAGCTTCACAGCCGCATCTTCATCACCATGCAGATCACCTTCACGCTTCGCTAATTCCTTGCCGTTCCAAGTTAGTTCAGCAGCACATTCAGGACATTTTGTGGCTATCTTGCCGGGTGATGATCCTTTAGCCTTGTATCTCGCGTCTTCAACTTTGACTGTCCACATAGCAAGTTCTTTGCGGTCGACGGAAAGCTTATTCTCAATGCGCTCAATCTGTGCCGAAGTAGTACGCAATCCATTAATCTCCGCTTCTTTTTTAGCGGAATTATTAAACTCAGTTTGCATCGAACCAAGGCGCTGATTTTCTTCTTCCAGCTCTTGGTCAAAAGCATCCAATAAAGTTTTAGCGCTCGCGGCTGCAACCAGATCGACCTCAGGCCTAACCGCCTCCCAGTCAACGGCTTTTTTATCACCGTATACTTCACCGGCAGTCGATTTCCAATCTGCCCGTGCATCCTTAACTTTATCCAAAGCATGTTTGTGAGCATTGTCAAAGCTGGATTTCAGGAATGGCATAACCATTTCAACTTTTGCAGCATCACAGCCACGCTCAAGCAGTTTCCCTTTCACCTCGGCGCCATCGCTTCTCAGGTTGCCAAGATCAAACAGGAATCTCCGGCGCTCATCCGGCGCGCTGGTTGCGAACAGTGATGGATTCAGCACGTAAGGAAACGCGGAATGTAATTGTCCTGTCAGTTCATGAGTTCCGTTCGGCAATGTGATTGCTGCTTTCTTCCCGTCATCGAATTCAACGTAGGTGTAACCAACGGAATTACCCTCTGCATCGTTAATCAGATGCTTATAGTTTTTCTTCAATTGCACCTTTGGATTTTCGCCGGTGAATGCCTGAAATATGCCATCGCGGAGACTGGTCTTACCGGCCCGGTTACTTCCGCAAATCAAAGTGATTGGTGTGGTAACTTTGATTTCCACTTCTTTCACGGCCACTGTGCCGTGTGATGATATTTTTTCGATTCTCATGATTGAAGCGCCTTAATAAGATATGGATCAATATCCGGTTGATTCAGCAACCATCTTCTGTAATCGGATGGGATATCCTTGATAGCTGATCCCTTATGCTTGCCGAATGGCATTACAGTAGGGACTCGTGCAATTTCTGAGTGCTTCCAGAGTGTTCCCCATGAGTCAACATCACCTAATTTGCTAACTATGTGCTCAAGAATAATCATGCAGTTCTGTACATCATGCAAAGCAGAATGCGCCTTTCCCTCGAGAAATTCTCTAGCGTGATCCCTCTCCAGGAAGTAAAGCATTGCTGATTGATTGTGCGACTCAAGTTCCGGCCATAGATAACGTGATAGAGCCAGCGTGCAGATACGTTTAACATCCGGTTTACCTGCTGCCGCCCAGTCAAAATCCACGTTATGCCCGATCAGGTAATCAACATCATCCGGCAAGCTAAAGCTGCTTGATGGTTCGCAATTATCAAGATCCTCGTCTTTAATGTGATGCACAGCCATAGCTGACAGCGATATTGGCTTTGAGGGTTTAAACCTGCTGTAAAACGTACTTTTAGATTCATTGATCATGAAGCCTTTAACCGAATGCGGTTCAACCCATGCGGCCTCAATAATTTCAGGATCTGTGATGCCGGTTGTTTCAGTGTCAAAAATGATTGCTTTGCTCATGATTAAGCAACCTCTTCTTGAGATTCTGATTCTTCACTATCAAGCGTTTCAATCAACGCATTGATGATCCCGATACACTGCCCGGCGCTGATGGCAAATTGGTTGTCAAAATAGTCATCATCGGTGTCGAAATCCGATCTATTCTCGACTATATCAGGAAGGGTGATTTTGCTGATTACATAATTGTTATCTATTGTAAAAATGCATTCACCACCATCAATCATGACTTCAAGCTTCACCGGCTTCTTTCCTTCCATCACATAGTTGCTAACGACGCCGGAATTAAGAGATTCATTTTCGTATGTGATTTTTTTGCCATTTTCATCACGATCTTGCAAAACACAACTTGCGCCGAGCGAGAAATTGCCAACGCTCGAATCATCAGAAAGGATCAGTTGCCGCATCAGAAAATCAGCCGGTCTGTTAGTAACGAAACGATTTCCGCGCCAATCCAAGTCCTTAATTAGTTGCGACATAACATTGTCAGCAACTGATTCTGATGTTGTTTCAATACACATCAGATCATGATCGGTATTGATCCATACGTTATAAAATTTGCTGACAGTAAAAGCTTTGACATACAGCTCTTCAGTAATTTGCTCTTTCAAATCGCGCTTCATTTTTTTGCCAACTTTATAGCCTTGCTCGGTTTCGATCTGCGCAATCCTTCTTTTGAGCTCTTGATTAATTACGCTCGCTGGCAATAACTTTTCTTGTTTGTCACAAACAATCAGGTGATTGCTGCCGACAGTTATGACCGGATTGTCATCACGCATCAATTGCCATCCGAATCCAATCTTCCCTGGAATTGACAGATTATTTCTCAGCAACGCAAAGTTTGGCTTCCAGCCTTTTTCTGATTTGTATATCGTTAGATTTTTCATGTTTGTTTTTCCTATGTTTACTCGTCGTTTGCGATGCGCTCAAGATGTTCCTGCTGTGATTCTGATAAATACATTCGTCGGCCAAATTGCTCAAACTTGCTTCGCAGGTCTGAAACGAATGTTTCTTCCCAATCATTTGCCGCGTTTCTTTCCGCATCATCAAGCAACGATTCAAATTCATCGTCTTCGTATATTTCCTGAACTTGAGACATGATGGTTACTCCAGATCGTATGATTTGCGCTGCCGTGGCTTATCCTGCTGCGCCTCAGCGATCAATTGCTGCCTGATTGCTTCCTGCTCTTCAGGGGATGGACTTTTGGCCTGAATTTCTTCTGATTTTATTTCTGGCTTGTCTTGCTCGATTTTCTTGGTATCTGTTTTTTTCTCAGTAATTATTTCTCCGGTTGTTGTGTCAATGCTTTCTGTTCCGTGCGTGTCATTATCAATAACAATCCCGTTCTCAATTGTTACGCCACGACCGGACTCTGAAGCATGGCTTACAGCAATAGCGTTGCTCATTTCAACGGAACATGGCATATACTTTAAAACCTGCAACAATGGCACTTTACGGCAATACATTTCCCAATCTCTGAAGCTGTAATGACTCTTGCCAACCTTGTTATATTTGTCTCGGTGCTTCTCAATCTTGGATACGCGCCACAACTCAATTACAGGCATTGCGGCATCCTTTACCCATCCAATCGCGTAGGCGTGGGTAATGTCTAATGGATCTTCTAAATCTGTTTCGTTGTGGATTATCAGATCACGCCTAGCGCCATCCGTGAATGTGTACTCTTGATCTTTGAATATCACTCCGGTGAATACCGTGCCTCGACCGCTGCGAGCAACCAAATCAACCAAACCCTTCCAGCCCGGCACGAATGTACAAGTGCGGCCATACGGAACAAGATATCCCGCGCCATTAACACCAACTTCAAGGCCAAGCTGACCGGCTGTCATGATTGATGCGGCGATTGTTTTGGGATCACATGATTGCAGTTTTTCGCTCGTGCTGAATGCCGTGAGAGCAAGTCTAGCCATGCGGTCAGCAGTCAGGTGTTTAGGCAAAGCCAAGGCAAGTTGAGGCTTGAACTTTTCCATAAATCCGCTGAAAACAGCAATTGGATTTTTCTTTTCTCCGGTAGCAGCTTCTTTTAATTTTTCTACGCTCATGATGATTTCCTTTATTTAATTAAAAATGGTCTGGAGCCGTGTTTAGTGGTTGTGAAAGCCGCGATATGTCCAGAATCTGGTTTCATAGACAAATAAGCAGATTGCCAATCAATTTTCGTGCTTGCTTTGTTGCTCTTCCATGTAGCTAATTTATTCCCGTTGTACGTCAGCAAAGCAGCCTCGCCCATCCGCGCTTTGATCTGAGTGATAAGCACCTCAAGGTGTGCTTCAACTGTTTTCAAATTGTTTTTTGTGTTGGATGCTTGCGCCACCAAATCAAGTAATTCACTGTCTACTTCGAGGACTTGACCGCAGTCATGCCGGTACAGCCGGTTGATGTCATCCGCCGTAACCGGATCAGGCGCCTGCCGGTTCTGAATTCGCTCCCAAAACTCAATTTCTTTGGCGCGGATCGCTTGTATTATTTCTTCGTCTCTCTCGATCCAATGTATGCGCATGTCATCAGTACCAATCAACGCCGCAACCACACATTTATTTCTTCGCTTAACCATCAGGTCATGCATGGTCTGGCACTGATAATAGATTGGGAAATCATCTGTCTCAGGCTCGCCCCACAATTTTGCAGCGAATCCGTTTACAGACTTTGCTTCTGCGCTAATGATCTCGCCGTCTATACGCAATACCATGTCAGATTCTGACGCGATAAATGGATACTCAGGATCACGCAGCCGTTCATTCTTTGCCATAACCGCAACGTCATGGCCGCGCTCGCTCAACTCATCAACCAGCATTTCAAGGATGAGCGGTTCAAATTTCTTCCCGCGATTAAAAATCTTTTGTTTCGCCGGTGTAATCTCTTCAGAATATTCACCAATCTTCTCCTGATACAATGCAAACGGGCTTTTCCAAGGTGAAACACCAAGTATTACTGCTGCATCTGAGCTTCCTATGTAAGTACTGCGATCCATTGCCAAAACTTGTTCAATTTGTGCGCTCATAACCCCTCCAATTATTTATCCTAAGCACCTATTTGTGTTGCCTCGCCCTGCCTCGCCTGCCGCGCCGCCATTTAACTTCGGCTCTGTCAGGTTTGGGACTTTATCTCAACACCACATATCCGCGCCCGGTCATGCACCGGACTATCATCTGATTGACTGTAAGAGACTCATTTCCAAGCCCTCCCAGTGCACCACCAGCCGCACCTGCTCCTGCAAGCAACCCGACATCGAGGCCCAGGATAGCTCCGAAGATGGCCCCGACCGCCGCCCCGACCGCTGCATTGGTTGCGGCATTGGACACATAACGCGTATTGTTCGCAGCTATTGCTTTGCATTGATACAAGTCATTCGCGTAATCGCATTTTTTACAGCGCGACATGTCAACGACCGGCTCATACGTGGATAAAGCAACTGGCCCGTTTTGCGGGGCGGTGGCGCATCCTGTCAGTGCAACAGCAATAATCAATGCTGTCAGTTTCATAATTGCACCATCCCGCGTTTGATAGACTCGACCACGTTACCGGCCAGTTCCCATGACCGGCGAAGGCCGAAGCCGCAGCGGCAATAAAAATACTGCCAATAAATTATTCTTCGCATGATTTCACCTCGATGAGTGATAAAAGCGCTTTAGCGTGCATCTCTGCGGCTTCTTTTGTCAGATGGACAATCCCGGCTTTTAGCCGTGCATGATCCACCTCGTCGTCGTCCCATGCACTCCAGACCCATCCGCTACTCAATCCGCTACTCGATCCGCCAGCGCTCTCCACTAGATCAGGCATGTAGTAGTGTGTGACGCCTTCAAGAGGCTCCCTGCAAGGCTCCGGCACTTCAATGCCGTTGATGTGTATTGTTTTGGTCTTGCGGCGGTATTCTGTACAATCGTCCCACTCTGGATGTTTATTTACTGATATCCATCCTATTAATTCTGATCGTCGGTACTCCCACCGCCCCCATGGCGTATCAGTTTCAGCCGCATCCTGCGCATACAGCGCCATCAGCTTTGCGTGCACATGTCCGCTCATAACCGCACCTCGCCGCACTTCGCAGCAGCCGCTTGCGACACCTGCCCCAGCCTGTACTGATGATCCCGCTCGCCCATCCAGCCGAGCAGGGCTAGTAAGCAGATCAACCCGGCAAAAACTGCCAGCCTTTGGCCGATTCCACCTTCCTGCGGTGCTTGATAGTTTTTGAAATCTCTCATTTCTCCATCCTCATATGTTTAATCATTCAACCAACCTGCGATTACGGCTTATGAATTGTTGATGAGTGAATCTTAAACATATCTGTATAGCATGTCAACAACTATTTTAAATATTTTTAATTGACGTCGTAAACAACAGTGTATATGATTAGCGAATGGACATACAAAACAAACTTAAAAAGATTATTGGTGCTGGACTTACTCAAGTAAAGATAGCAGCATTAATATCGACTGAAACAGACGTGGTTTCGCAGCCTGTAGTGCATAGATACTACACGGGAAAGAATACCCGCATGCCTTACGATAGGGCCGTGCGTGTCGATGCCCTTTACAAAAAGCTTGTACGTCAAAAGAAGATTAAAAATGATTAAAAGTTTGCATGCGACTACTCCTTGCATGAGCACACTGCACTGCCCAGCGCAAACCACTACTTTGCGTAGCCAGATTGGCAGATTAATTCAAAGTCTTTTCCAAGCTGACCTGATTAAACATCAGGATGGATGCAAGCATAGTAGTCAGCACGATGATCTTGCCCTCGACCATGCGGAGACGAACAGGCGAACCACTTGCCGGAGACATGGGATACAAAACAGTGCTAGCACTGTCTGTGGTGACTGCCGTGAAAGTGCGGCACTAATTCAAAGTTTACTCCTTGCGGCACCCTCCGCAGCTTGCAGCCAGCCGGTTACCTATCCTTCCCGGTTGGCTGTTTTTTTATTTCTAAATAATTAATTACATATGGTTGTGTCTGCCAAAACAGATCATAAAAGATGATAGATAATTTTTTAAACCAGCTTGACTTAGTTCTAGCTAATGCTCACGTTCCCAGAATTCATCGGCTTAAGTTAAGAAGTAAACTCTTAAGAATTATGAGAGCGCGATAAATGCACTACTACCAACACAACATTGGTGATTACAGAAGAGACACAGTTCATTTGTCACTTCTTGAGCATGGTGTTTATCGTCAGTTGTTGGATATGTATTACCTTTCGGAATCTCCAATACCCAGAGAAACCCAGCAGGTTATTCGTAGGTTATCAGCAAGAACCCAGGATGAAATAAACGCTGTCGAAATCATACTTAATGAGTTCTTTTTGCTATCAGAAGATGGCTGGACACATAAAAGATGTGATGTGGAAATAGCTGATTATAGGCATAAAGCATCGAATTCAAGGGAAAACGGGAAGAAGGGCGGAAGGCCAAAGTTAATACCAGAGCCAGAGAAAACCCACCAGGTTATTCCAGGTAACCCAGAACATAACCTAAACGAACCTGAACGCATTAACGCATTAACCAATAAACCTATTAAAACCTTAAAAGAAAAAATAATAAAAAAAGAAATTGATCCCGAATTAAAAAAATTACTTCATGACGTTGACGATCAGGTCATCAAAGATTTCTCAGTCCTTAGAAAACAAAAGAAAGCACCAATAACCGAATCTGCGATAGCGGGATTAAGAGCCGAAGCTTCCAAGGCGAACATTTCACTGGAAACCGCATTGATCGAGTGTTGCAAGAACGGCTGGCAGGGATTCAAAGCGGAGTGGTATCAGAAAGCACAGGCGCCACCAGCTTACCAAACAAAGCAGCATTTAGCGTCTGTCGCAGCAAGATCGATCTTTGGAAACGAAACGCAAGAGAAAGTTATTAACGGTGAGGTAATAGAGCATGGAAGCATTGCCAAGCAACTGGGTTAAGGAAATATTTAAGCGCTTTCACGGGCGTTTTGGAAACAGATTTCTTGCTGAATATTCAAGCGGAAAACTTGATAGCAGAGGCCAAGATGAGGGTGTAGAAAACGCCAAGCATGTTTGGGGTGAAGAACTTGCAGGATTCACTGCGGAAGAGATTAAACGAGGACTGTCAGCACAGTATCCATTCCTTCCTGATTGCGACAAGTTCAAGCTGGCATGTCGGCCAAGCGTAGACGACGAACAATCATTCTATGTTGCTGTAGAGCAAATTAGGCTACGTAGAGAAGCAAAAGATAAATGGCCTAATGCGTCAATTTATTGGGCTGCTGTAGAGCTTGGGAACGATCTTAATAACTATCCTTATCAGTCAATAAAAGCGCGATGGAAACAGGCTTTATGCAAGGCCAAAGAACGTATCGAGGCAGGTGAATTACCGAACGAAATACCGGTGAAATTAATCGCTATACCATCGCCGGGGAAAACGACTGTATCGAAAGAAGAAGCTTTAAAAAGATTCGCAGAAGTTCACAAGGTACTTGAACGGAAGATTGTTAATAACGGCGAAAATAATTAATGGCTATGAAACAAATCAAGATAGGCACAGCAACACTGATTAAAAAAATAGTTTTTCGTGATGAAAAACGAGCTGAGGTTTGATGAATGAGCTGGCACTTTTTGCTGGAGGGGGAGGCAGCATCCTGGCCGGGACGTTGCTTGGATGGCGCACCGTCTGCGCTGTTGAAATTGATGCCGGAGCACGCAGTATTTTGCTCAATAGGCAGAGGGACGAAGTTATCGATAAATTCCCGATCTGGGATGACGTGCGGACATTTGATGGCAAGCAATGGCGAGGAATCGTTGATGTCGTCACAGGTGGATTCCCGTGTCAGGACGTTAGCATCTGCGGAGCAGGAGCCGGGCTCAATGGAGACAGATCAGGGTTGTGGGTGGAAATGGCCAGGATCATTTGCGAGGTACAGCCTACGTTCGTGTTCGTGGAAAACTCGCCAATGCTTACTTCTAGGGGGCTTGGAAGAATTCTCGCTGACTTGGCCGGAATGGGGTTTGATGCAAGATGGGGAGTGTTTAGAGCTTCCAGCATTGGAGCGGCGCACCACAGACAAAGAATTTACTTGGTTGCTTACGCCCACGGCGCAAAGCTGGAAGGCATGGACATTCAGAAACCCTTACGCATTGATCAGAAAGAATCACGCAGACGGCAATCTGCAAGAGCAGTTGATGCGTGTATGTCAGCGGATAATTACTCCTCGATGCCAAGAGATCCTGATGTGTTGGCCAGAGGGATGGACGGACTCAAAGCCACTGGGAATGGATGGGTTCCAGTTGTGGCAGCGAGAGCATGGAGGATTTTAAATGCCACTGCATCGATTGCTCAGAAACCCCAGCGCTGACGTACACCGAGCGGCACAGGCACGAAACCGAAGTTCGGGAAGTGTTGCGGAGATTCGGCACAAAAGAGCAGATCAAAGAATACCTGGCCGGAATCGAGAAAAAAAGAGGATCTGAAGCGATGCAGCGATTGAGAATTGATCTGTTGAATGAGTGGCAAAATAAATGAACTTCTGGGGCGCGTTAAATAATGTCACGCGCCCATTTAAACCCGGTCTTTGTTGGTCGGGTTCTTTTTAAGTTTAAGATTAAGTTATAAAAATGGCGAATGACTTTGAAGAATTTATGGATGCTGAAATTGCTGAGTTGCGCGAAGAAATAGCGCGACTCAAAAAACTGATCGAATCGGCGCCTGTGGCGATTATGGATACGCGTGATGTCCTTGGTATATGCGCTCCAACTGAGGAAGATTTTCCGGCTCTTTATGCGTTGCAAGGTAAGCGGGTCCGGTTGGTATTGGCGGATTGATGAGAAATGCAAAAACAATATTTCATCCTTAATTCGACATCTCGCAGATATGCGGAGCGTGCATTGAGCATTGCTCCGGATGGGTGGGCAATGACATTGAGCGAAGCCACCAGGACATTAGAACAAAATTCCGCGCAATGGCCTATCCTGCAAGAGTTCGCAAATCAACTGAAATGGCCGGTGAATGGCGAAATGGTTAATTTGATCGACGAGGAATTCAAAGACATTTTTACAGCCGGATTCAAAAAAGAAAATAT